ATCTGACAATGGCGCGTCGTCGATGGTCGCGTCGTTGTTTTTGGAGCCTACAAAAATGCCCGGAATAACGTCCCAAGTGCTGCCGTCTGCTCTTTTTGGATAGAACTCGCCGGTATATGGTACGCCGTCCCTGTAAAGTTGCTGTGTATAGCCGTCCTCGCGCAGCCTTAGCACCCGATACTGTGTATCAGTGTCATGCGAGAACTCGTCGCCACCGTCCTTATATTCCTCTGCAATGACACAAAGGGTCAAGAGCTTGCGACCTCGAACCGCCTCAGTTCGCCAGTTAATGACCTGTTCGGCAGCATAAGGGATGATCGAGGCTCTTAGGTCTAATATCGCCACATCCTCAGCGCTTAACCCGTCCTCTGTTTGGGGATAGTCAACCAGCAAGAAAGACCGGCCCGTCTCTAGTAGGTTGGACAGCTCATCCTTAGCCATCTGTACCAATCCCAAACCGTCGCCCGTGGCATCATCGACTAAATATTCAAGTCCGGTCGGCAGTTCGAGCATTGGCATTTTTCGGAAAGCAGCTCCGACTAGGGCATTCTTAGTCCGTCCAGTAAAATTGGTGAACAGCGCCCGCTTGAGGTATTGCCGGTATCTCATGGACTCTGTGCCGACCCTCTCGTCGTTTGATTCGGCATCGGGGACTGGAAGGTAGATGTGTCGCTTTTCCTTGACCGCGACCGATCCTTTTACAGCGTCTCGGGTCTTTTCCCAGACGGGGAGATACATTTCGTAAGTTGGGTTTTTCGTTTCAACTGTCATTTTGGCCTCTGTCTTTAGGTGGCAAACGCAAAGCGAACATTTGCGACGGGTTTCATGATTGGCATCTCATAGGCGATTGGGTAGGTGGTCGCATCGTTTTGATGATCTACCCCACTAGACTTGTCCGGTTCGCCGTTTTTGTACACTTGTTGCTCTAACGATTCGGCGGTGACTTTGCATGCCTGAGCGTTAATCTTAACCCTTCCCTGATCGAGCGCCCTATTCATCGACGCGACCCTATCCTTTACCGCTGGATTCGTTTTCTTCGCCCTGACCGTAAACCCCGCTTGCTCAAGTAGCGCGATGTCAGATAGCGAAGCGTTAACCGTCTTTCTACTTCCCCCCGATGCGTCTGGGTAGATGTAGATCGGATGATGCGGATATCGGTCGTTGATGATTCGCACCATCTCGGGCGTATCGTACATATTCACCAGCTCGTCAACCGCATGCCATTCGCGCCCGCCTTGGCGTTGTACGTACACCGTGGCGGCTTGTTTCGTGACGTTGAAGTCGCAACCAATGTACAAGGGTTCGGCGTCTCGAATCGTCTCATTTGAGCCGCAACCGTGGCGGTCATAGCTCGCATATACTGTGCCGCTCGTAAGGTTGACAAACTGACCATCTAGGTAAGCGCTCAGTAGGTGCTCTGGGTAGATCGCTTTGAGGCTGTCAACATAACCCTCGGGCACATGAGGATTGCTCTCTGTGGGCGCTTGAATGATCTCATAGCCCGGCTTCGGGTCTTTCTTCCAAGTCTGATAGACAAACCTAAACCCCTCGGGCGTGGTTGTTACCCCAACCGTATTGGGCGCTCCGTCTTTCTTCTTCTGCCGGTTTCTAGCGACGATCTGTCGCCAAGCATGGGCCGCTTCTTCGGGCTTCATGGTGTCCAGCTCGTCAACGTCCGCGTCGGCGTGTTCATACCCTACAATCCGGTGAGGCGCATCCATAGACCGGAAAAAGACCGCGCCCATCCCGTTTACTTCGAGATAGTTCAACGGCGACTTGTAGAGTCGATAAGGTATATCCAGCTCGGTCAAAATTTCTTCGAATCGTGGAAAGGCAATCATTCGGATCAGGTCATAGGTCGGAGCGTAGAAACCTCGGTTTGTTGTTGGGTTCCTTAATTTACCAATGATAGACCGATGTATTGCGGCCTCTGTCTTACCGGCACCGAATCCCGCCACCATTGCGGGAAATTGGGCGCCGCTTGTGATGTAGTCGAATTGGGGCTTGGTTGGGCTAATCGTCGAAGGCATAAGGGTTGACGATCTCGATAGATATGGGCTTGTGCTCTTGGATGGTGTCGATCTGATCCCGTTGCCCTAATAGCTGCTTACCAAGCCAGATCGCCATCGTCGCATTCCCGCCTTCCATGATCTGGAATTGCTGCCGCCTGACTGACAGCATGCCATCTGCCCGACCGCTTTCTATGATCTCAGCAAACTCCTCATCCTCTGCCGCCCTTCGCTCAATGGTTCGCTTGTTGCAACCGAAGAAAGCAGCAACCTCTGCCATCGTGCAATTCAAGGCCATTAGCTTGCGGAGTTCGTCGAGGTCTATCTCTGTTCTGGGTCGCCCTGCCATCTCATCACCTCTTGGGTTTCTTCATCGGCTTGCGTTTCTTGTCGCTTGTTTTCTTGACCTTCTGACCTTGCTTTTTTAAGTCTTTGTAAGGCATAAAAGGGAGTTCCTTTGTTTTTGTGGGGCCATTGCCCCCTTTTCCGTTGTTTGGGCCACACTTACCATTTTTCCCTGTTTGACCAATACGACCCCGAGAGCTTGCCCTTAGCAATCCCCTTCGCGTGTCGAGCCTTAAATGATGCCCGCCTTGCCGCATCTGCTTTGCTCTCCCCCTTCCTTGCCGGGCTTCCGCTTACACCTTGTTGACCGAATCGGATCAGCTTTACGGTGCTGCCATCCTTCGCCAGTACGACGTGAGACTTGCTCGGATGCTTTGGGGTTCGCTTTGGCTTGTTGTAGCCTTCGAGGTTGTACCGTTCAAGCCTTGGATCTTTCGCCATGTTCGGGCCTTTTTATAGTTGCGACAATATCACGAGTAAGACCAAACCCTAGGCTTAGTTGTTCGGCTGTCAACGTGAATAAATGAGCGAGCAACACCGATGCCCTGAAAGCCTAACTTAACCGCATTGCTGACAATTAAAAACCTTTGGTGCGCGTCTGTCGTTGCGATATCTGCCGCGATCCCTTGCGCGTGAGTTCCCGGTTTAGCCTTTGCCGCTTCGATTGGGTGATCTGGCGACCTGTAACCGCTTGTAATCGTAAAGCTGAAGCCGCACTCATCTCTCAGAGCGTCGAGCATTAACAGAAACTCTGGCTCCATCTCATTTTCTCCAGTGACACTGCAATCGAACTCGGAGATGCTAAAATGCTTTAACGGGGTTGAAAAATCAGGCGAAGGGGTTTCCGCTTTACCTTTGGGCATGACAAAAGACCTTATTTTTTAGGCCGTTATATCATAACTTGATGAATACACAAAAAAAAGCCCCATTTAAGGGGCTAGAAGGTTTAGAAGGTTAAGGGGTCAAGCTACAGGAAGAACGACCCCACAAGGATCGAGAGAGCGCCTAGAGAGGCTAAAACTCTGTGGAGATTGTCTTTTTGGTGCTGTCTAACTGCCGCGCTTTTTCTTCTGCTCTTTTTCATGCTGCCACCTTCTGCCGAGCTTTAAACTGCCGGTAAAAGTTAAAGTCGCCTTTAGTCAACAAGCTGTTGATCAAAGTATCGCGTCGGAAAGTGCCCTCAATTCTCGCCTCGTCGCCATCTTCAAAAAGGTTGTCAATGTGAGCGGCTGCCATTTCTCGTAGCTCGCCATAGTTGACAGAGACAAACACAAACTTGACTTGTGGCCCGTCGTTTGTGTTGGAGTACTCATAAATATCTTCCATGCCGTTAAAGTGGCCCATCTGGAAAGACTTAGCAAAAGACTGAATCTTCTCGATGGTTGCAGGGCAGAGAACCCGGTCGCCCTGAATAGCATCAATGTGAACGTCCACACTGTCGCCGCCTGAGAATGATTTGCCGCGAACGCTGCATTTGATGCCGTGCTTTTTTAGTTCCGCTTTGATTGCCTTTCCTACTTGTGCGTGATCTGTTGCCATTGTTTTGCTCCGTTCTGTTAGTTGATGAACCTATAATGCCTGACCCTGTTTAACTTGTCAAGCATTATTTTGACAAATATTTAAATTATTTTACCGGGTGTAAGGACTAAGGGCCGCGATTGATGCCTTCAGGGCGTCTGTGTCTAAGATCCCGTTAAGGTATCTCTCGGTATCTTGCCGGGTTTCGTCGGCTTCCTGAGCGTCGCATAGATCCTCTGACACCTCATCAAGAAGCTGTACCGCTGCCGCTAGCTTGGCTAGTGTCTCAGGGTCGCTTATGTAGTAGCCGCGATGAGCTTGGATATTCACCACGCTTGCGAAGTGTTCGAGATCTTCGGCTATCTTTGTAAATTCTGACATTTTATTTTCTCCGTTTTAATGATTAAGCCGCTTTTGTTTCGTAGACTTTAACGTTGACTGAATCACGTTCTATATCGCGCTCCCAGTCCCAGATTGCGATTTGCTTAGGCTCTGCGCCCCACTCCGGAAGATTCAGCTCAACCTTGATAACCTTGCCAATCCTTCGCTCAACGTAACCAGATGCTCGCATGCCGTCGTGGTCATAAGGGCCAGTTTTAACCCAGCCCCCCTTTAAAACCTTTTGCCATTCGAGGCGACCTTTTAGCTGACCCTTGCGCTCACCTCGAACGTAACGCGGCAAAGCGTCCACAACATCATCACCGAAATAACGGCGAGCCATGCCCTCAACAAACTCAGAAGACATATAACCGCCCCTGTAATCTATATCTGCTCTCACTGTCATTTTGTTTGCTCCGTTTTTGATTGATGGGTACACCTTAACCTAGCATGTACCCATTGTCAAGGTTTATTTTTACATTTATCCTATTAATTCCAACGCCCTAGGTAAACCGTTCCCTCTACTTCTGGCCGAAATTCGTTTATGTCGTAAGAGGCCGATTCTGCGAGCGGAACCCGCCAAAGGCTGAAGCCTTCCCCTTCTTGCTTCATTTGCCCGATTAATTGTTCGAGGTTGTCACTTGTTCGCCACTCAAAAGCGCTAGCCGCGAAAAAGTGCATTGGC